AATGTAGTTACAACATAACCATATAAGTTATCATAAGCAGTACCATAATCAGTTTTACTTACACTAAATGTATCAGCTTCTGAATCTATATCTGTTTTTTCTGCTAAAATACTATTCCATATAGGAAGTAAAGTTAGCTTTTCAACAGGTGTAATTTTATCATCAGCTGCAATATCATCAAGTTCTCCCAAAGCTGTTGTAGCGTCACCTTGTGCGTCGTCAGCTGCAGTTTGAGCAGTAGCAGCGTTAGTAATAGCTGTATCAGCAGTAGTATCGTCTGTCCAACCAGCACCATTAGTTAAATCACTTGTATTTATATCTTCTGGATTAGAAATAGTTATATTCCCAGCTATTCTCATTCCATTAGTTGGGTCATACTTTAAATATTTAGTTTCTTCTCCTATTTCAAATTTAGCTATATCACTATCACTATCATCTATTCCTAATATAAATCCAGCTGTTGTATCTCCAAAATCTGTTTTCCCTGCTGCTATATATGTATCTCCTCCAGTTGGAGTTATAGCTAAAGTAATCGCTTGTGATGTAATAGTTCCAGCTGTAAGTTTAGAAACCGCTAAAGTATCTATTTTAGCATTTGTTATAATAGCATCTTTAATTTGTGCTGTGTTAGAAATGAACTCATTAGTAGATGCACTATTAGCTACAATATTATCTACTAATAAATTATTGCCACCACTTCCTCCAAATACTTGAAATGTAGCGTCAGAAGTTGTATCTGCGTTATTTTCTGCTACTGCAATTAAAATCTTTCCTGTTCCTACTGCTGTCGCTGGGGTTGTAGTAGTTTGTAAAACGGTAATAGATGTAGCTATATCTAAATAAATATAAGTTAAAGCTGCCATATTACCAGTATTACCAGCGTCAATAGAATAAGTATCTCCATTCATTAAAGTAATAGTTCCTGAAGCCCAAGCAACAATTCTATAATCAGTTGCACTAAATACTAAATCTGATTGCCATCCTTGTATTGCTATTTCTGAACCTGTTGCTATTCCTGTAATAACAGAAGTACCAATAGTAGCTCCAGCTAAAGTAAGTTTTCCGTCTCCGTCTAGTTCTGTATTAGCAGCTTTCCAAGTCAGTTTAGTTCCATCAAAGTTAAAGAAAGCATTTGAACCATCACCTATATAACCCCTTGGTGTTCCTGCATTATATTGTAATTGAATACCTTGATTTCCGAATGTTGTATCATTTATATTTATAGAAGCTGAGGAAGATACTAAAGTAATATGCCCAGCAGTAATATCTGTTGTTGCTATTCTACTATAAGTAGTACCATCATCTATATTATCTAAATCACCAGTACAAGTTGAAAGTAAAATATGTCCAGAACTAATATCGGTAATAGCTATTCTTCCATAAGTAGCACCATCACTTACGCTATCTAAAGTATAACCAGTAGTATCACATTGTGCTAAGACTATATGCCCAGCAGTAATATCTGTTATTGCTACACGACCATATGTAGCACCATTAGAAACATTATCTAAAGTATCAATAGCTTTTATAAAATCTGCACCAGAAGCTCCAGCAAAAAAGTTAGAACTTCCTTCTCCTATATCATCACTATCTCCACTAGCAGCACTTAAAAGAATATGTCCTGCCGTTATATCTGTAGTAAGAACTCTTGAATAAGTAGTTCCATTATCTATATCGTCTAAATCTCCAGTACAGTCACTTAAAGCTACACCAGTAACAATAACATTTTGAAATTCTGCTGTTCCATCTCCTTGTATTCTCCAACCAGTTGAACCAGATACAAAACCTCTACTTTGTATATCTTGATTATCTTCAAAAACTCCTATATTTAATTCACCAAAACCAACACCACTACCAGGGATAACCTGATTAAGTTCTACTATCTCTTCATTTATATCTGCGTTATCTCGTCTATTGAAAACGCTGTAACCCAAATCCCGTATTGTTGGCATTTAATTTCTATCGTTATTTAACTGTACATCCACTACACAACCATAGAATGAGAAATAAGGGTTTGTACTTATCTCTACTCCTTCAATTTGTAGTAATTCTCCTGGTTCTATCTTAGGAGTAAATTCTTCTATATAATTATTAAGTTGTCCTAATGGTAATGGTTTAATAGTCGCATCTGAATTTCTATTTAATCTTCTACATTTTAATAAAAGTCCTTGCGCTCTATCTGAAAAAGCAGTCATCTTCATTAATCGTTTATATTTCTCGGCCATTCCAAAGTTAAAAGGCTTGGTTCTAAAGAATGCTTGTATATCATTACCATCATCTGAGTTTACCAATGTGCCATCTGTATATTTACCTAGATTCATAACTTCTCCATCAGTAGTTCCCATATAAAGTCTGTCATCTCCTGAATCATTATATCTAGCAAATATTTCTATTCCATCGTGATATTCGTGCCATCTCCAAGTCTGAGTAGGTATGTTATAGATAAGTGAGCAATTAGAATAACTTATTCCATTTACAGTTACATTACCTACATATAAATGATATTCTTCATCAACTACTTCAGCAAACATAGCAGAAGGAGTAGAACCTTTTATAAAATCTAATACTCTACCAGCTATATTCTGTGGTCTTCCACCAGTAGACATCCATACTCCATCTTGATTAGCCCATATCATATAAGCTCCTGAGTTTTTAATAGTTCTATGATTAGAACAACCTACATCCCAAACTTTTTTCTTGGTAGATTGGTCATACATATATGCTGAATACTCTGTGAATATCATTAGTCTATCCCAGTTAGTTCCTAAACCAGTAATAGCTTCACTATAATCAACATCAATCCAACCTGTATCAGCTTGATATTCTGTCCATCCGATTGAACCTGCTACTGGAACATCTGAAAATCCTACTCTATAAGGTAATAATCCACCGTCATTAAGATTAGCTATATAAAGTCTATCTCTGTATCGTTTAATATATTTAGCACCAGCTGGAACATCAGTTAAATTAGTAGTTCCTAAAGTAACCCCTGTCATACTTTTGATAGGTAACCAAACATTGTCTGCAGAATCATATCCTACAAAGAAACAATATCCTAAGAAGTCTTCCATTTCTACAACAGCGTCTTCATAACCATCCCATACTCCACCTAAAGCAATATCTGTCCAAGTTCCAGAACTATTCCATTGTAGAGTTAAGTTAGTTCCTGCTGAATTATTACAAGTAGCTAGTATCTTCTGAGTGGAAGATGTTTGTCTGAAATTATGAAGTCCTGTAATAGGTTTAGCATCTAATGCTCCACCTACTTGTGAATAACCAGGTCGTTTTAATATAGCTCCTAACTGATGAGAAGTAACTACATTATCTTGAATAGTAAGCATATCATCTCCCATAAGGAAAGGACTTACTTGCGTGTTTGCTCCTTGTAAAAATTGTAAGTATTCTATTCTCATAAATTTCTCATAAATTTTTTATCGTTTTGTATATAATAAATTAGTTCTACCATTGTCTAAGTCATTGTTGAAAGTATGATATGTCATCTCTTCCATAACAGGAGTAAATTGAGAAGCAGCATTACGAGCTAATTGCTTTTCAAATTGTTCCATTATTTTATCTCCTTCACTTCTATTACCTTTTCTAATCTCTATTCTAGCTCTTAAGAAAGTTTCTAAAGTATTATAAAAGGGTATATCAGTTGTATCACTGAAATCGCTAAAACGAGTTAAGGCTTTTAAGTATTTAAACTTAAAAGCATATCCTACATAATCAGTATCAATAGGAACATTAACAATTATCTTTCCATTAAATATTGTATAAGTTCTTGGTAATCCAGGTTGTATATTCTGCCATACATTATCATCTACTGCGTGATCATTATCTACATCAGTACAACCAGTTAGAGTTCCAGTAGCTTCTGTATTTCCAGTATAAGAGATTGTATCTTCTCCAATATAAACTGTTCCTGATTCAGAAAACTCATAAGTGCTATCTAATACTATTGAAGTATCAGCAACTGTAATAGCAGTTTTAACTTGAGTAACAGGTATATTAGTAAAGTTTTTATCCATCTCTGCTGGGTCTATATATTCTAAAGACCTAGTTCCAAATCTTACATTCAATATTCCTTGTTTAGAATCAGGATATTTAAGTGCGTATGTTAATCCTGATAAAGCATATTCATTTTCATTCTCAGTAGCAGTTATTGAAGTATCATTACTAACAAGTTCGTGCGCCCAATCTTTAACTACTCTAGTACCTCGTTCATTAGTATAGATATATTGGCTAACTGTATCTTGCCATTGATTAGATTGATTTAGTAAGAACTTTCTAGTAATCTTTCCTGTTTCGTTAATCTCTTCATCACACATCTCTAAGGCTGAATCTACTTGATTTTGAATAGCAGTTGAACCTAATCCTGCTGCCGCTACACAATCACTAATAGCTGATTCAGTGGTTCCATCTGTAAATACTACATAATACTTTTCATAAGTAGTATCAGTAGTAATCATTGTATATTCAGTGGATTCTCTATTCCATTGAATCATTGTAGCATCTGCTAATTGAGTACCAGAAGCAGTGATAGCACCAATAGATTCTATTATTGTTCCAGTTACACCATCATCATCCGTTCCATAAATTGCTATTCCTCTTTCTAATATCTTTGTAACTGGAGTACTAATATCGTGAGCAAAGCTAATATTATTTGTTATTGGAAGTGCTGTTCCTCTTGTTACTGTTCCATTAACATCATCATCTTCTGTTTTAGCGTCTCCTATTTCTCCTAGTACAAACCAATCATTATCTTCTAGTCCTAGATTATCATCTACTGCTGATGTAGTTCCTACTACTGTAAATGTATGAGTACCAGTTCCAGTATCTGTTATATCAACATTAGTTCCATTATATGTTGTGCTTACATTAAATGTGTTTGCTGTCAAATATTTTACATAATAATTTGTAGCCAAAGATAAACCAGCAGGGAGAGTTGTAGTAGTAGTAAAGACTACTATATTACCAGTAGCTAATCCGTGTGTTGCTGAAGTTATAATATCAGTGATTGCTGCTGTAAATGTAGCTGTCAGAGAACTGACAGTAGTTACTTGGCTTCTAAGATAATGTCTTGTATAACCAGAAATATCAGGATGTGCCACCGTAATAGTTGACCCTGTTATATCTATTATACTGGGTTTTTGTAATAATTCTGCTGTTGGACACATATTATTATTTTATTATTTTTTTTAAGTTTTTTACTAATGATTCAAGTGCTTTTATTATTTCATCCACTTGTTTGTTAGTCATATTGTTAATTTATTTTTTCTCTTTTTAAGTTATAATGGTCAAAGCTATTCCAATCATTTAATGTCATTGTAGCTGTTTTACCTTTACCATTATTTCTAACCTCCCAAGTAGCAAGTATTTTTGCTAAATCGTCTATAAATAAGGCATCATCTATTGCTATTGCAAATCCTCCTCTTCCTTCTACTAATTGATATAATGTTCCTTCTTTTAAATTCATAGTATTTAATTGTTTAGGTTTAATATAATATTGTAAAGCCCATTGGCCAAATTGAAAATCTTTTGCAAACTTAATATGTCCGTGTCCATTTCTTTCATAGTGATCTAATACTTCTATAACTCCATCATCTTTAACATTATAAATCATTACAGCGTGATTAGGATGATGATAAGCTATATTATTTTGAATTATTCCATCTACTATTGGACTTTTTGTAGAATAACTTATTTGTATCGGTCCATATTTTAATTGTTCTTTTATATTTATATTATTTATAGGAATTAATCTATAAGTTATATCAAAATAACTTAAAAAATCCTTTCCTTTATCTAATAATTCTTGAGATATATCTGTATAATAATCATCCCAAGCAAAAACTGGTGTTCTTTGTTTATAAGGAAAATCCCAATCAGATTCTTTTAAAATACCATATCCTCTAATTGCATCTCCTACTTTTGTAAAATAATTACCCTGATGAGTTGTTTCAGATAACTTAGCAATAAATCTATCACTAAAATTTATATCTCCATTTTCATCTCTGTATTCATCTAAATAACTATAATCTTGCATTATTTGACCGAATATTGTTTCAAGACAATCTAATGCAGAATAAGTAACACAAGCCATAGTATCCATATATAAACCTATCTGTGATTCCCATTTAGGTATAACATCTGTATAATCTCCAGTATTACTAACTTTTTGTAAATCTAAATTATCATTAGCACCAAGACGCCAATCAGAATCCCTTACTCTATCTATAAAACCATATCTTATTTCATCCATATGTTTTTTAATAAATTAACTTTCAGCTGGGCAGAAGACTGTAATAAAGCCTCTGTTGCGTTGGGACTTCAAAAAAGGATTCTGCCGTATGTATTTCTAACCAACCGAACTCTCGTTGAATTGGTGTGGTTAAGTGCAACTGAAAATTAACTTATGTTAATCTATTTTATTTTTAAATTATTTACTTAACCTATGTTAACTTATAAACTAGTAGTTAATCTTTATATATACTATTAGTTTACAATTAAGATTTGTAGGGAGTCGGCTTTTATTGTCAACTCCCTATAGATTAACATCCGAGTATTGGTTTGGATTTGTAATGAACGATTACCCTTTTCTGTTTTATAGAATAGAGTATTCTATCATCACCTTTGGAAAGGACTAATCCATTATTTCCAAAGTAAATTTCCTTTTTCCAACCCTCATTAAGTAGAATGGCAATATCTACTATTCTGCCTTCTTGACCTTTCATTTTTTACCACCTTGATTAAATCCTACTGGTTTTCTTTTTGAAGGAACTAATTCCTTTTTTTCAGCTCGTTTATATTCTGCGAGCTGTCTTTTTAAATCATAGATTTCATTAAGAAGTGCGTCTATTACAGCGTGTCTTTCTTGCTCTGCTAAATCTACATATTCTGAGAATTTCATTAGAACCTCCTACCATTCAAACTGAAACTTTACATACTTGATTTTAACCGTCTTAAAATAACGAATGTCTTTAACAAGTTGTAAGGTTAGCATAGTATTAGGACAAGAGTCTCTCAAATCTGCAATTAGACGTTCACT